GACATATTCGTGAAAGTTAAGAAGTAGATCATGACAGATAACGCACGCAAAGAATACCTAAATCAATTCTTTGGATCTAAGAGATATCTGTATCAGGATAACGAACGAGTGGCACATATTCATGTAGTAAACGGCACTTATTACTTTCATGGGCATATCGTACCAGGTTGGCAAGGCGTGAAAAAGACATTTGATACAGCTGAAGAGCTTGAAACATATATAAAGCAACAGGATTTGGAATATGAGGAACAGAAGCAACTAACTTTATTTTAGAGGAGATATAAACAATAAAATTTTATGGAGGAAGACACTAATGAATAACCGCGAACAAATTGAACAATCAGTGATCAGTGCTAGTGCGTATAACGGTAATGACACAGAGGGATTACTAAAAGAGATTGAGGACGTATATAAGAAAGCGCAAGCGTTTGATGAAATACTTGAGGGTTTACCTAATGCTATGCAAGATGCACTCAAAGAAGATATTTATCTTGATGAAGCAGTAGGGATTATGACGAGTCAAGTTGTCTATAAATATGAGGAGGAGCAGGAAAATGAGTATTAGTGTAGGAGATAAAGTATATAACCATGAAACAAACGAAAGTCTAGAGATTGTGCAATTGGTCGGAGATATTAGAGATACACATTACAAGTTATCTGACGGCTCTATTATCAGTCTCATAGACTTTGTTATTAAACCAATTCATTTAATCAAGGAGGCACAGGAAAATGACTAACACATTACAAGTGAAACTATTATCAAAAGACGCTAGAATGCCCGAACGAAATCATAAGACGGATGCAGGTTATGACATATTCTCAGCTGAAACCGTCGTACTCGAGCCACAAGAAAAGGCAGTGATTAAAACAGATGTAGCTGTGAGTATACCAGAGGGCTATGTCGGACTATTAACTAGTCGTAGTGGTGTAAGTAGTAAAACGTATTTAGTGATTGAAACAGGCAAGATAGACGCGGGATATCATGGCAATTTAGGGATTAATATCAAGAATGATATGGAGCATGACGGCATAACATCATTATACGAAGATTTAGACGACAAACTAGTAAATACTTTAGATATAAAAGGTAATTATATAAACGAAGGAGAAGGCGCTAGAAAGGTATATAAAATCAACAAAGGCGACAAACTAGCTCAATTGGTTATTGTGCCTATATGGACACCGGAACTAAAGCAAGTGGAGGAATTCGAGAGTGTTTCAGAACGTGGAGCAAAAGGCTTCGGAAGTAGCGGAGTTTAAAGACATCTTAGATCGAGTCAAGGAGGTTTTGGGGAAGTGACACAATACTTAGTCACAACATTCAAAGATTCAACAGGACGTAAACATACGCACATAACTCGAGTTAAGAGCAATCAAAGGTTTACAGTTGTTGAGGCAGAGAGTAAAGAAGAAGCGAAAGAGAAGTACGAGAAACAAGTTAAAAGGGATGCAGTTATTAAAGTGGGTCAGTTGTTTGAAAATATAAGGGAGTGTGGGAAATGATTAAAAAACTTAAAAATATGGATGGGTTCGACATCTTTATTGTTGGAATACTGTCATTATTCGGTATAACCGCATTGCTACTTGTTGTCGCATTGCCTATCTATACAGTGGCTAGTTACCAACACAAAGAAGTACATCAAGGGACAATTACAGATAAATATAACAAGAGACAAGATAAAGAAGATAAGTTCTATATTGTATTAGACAACAAACAAGTCATTGAAAACTCTGACTTATTATTCAAAAAGAAATTTGCTAGCGCAGACATACAAGCTAGGTTAAAAGTAGGCGACAAAGTAGAAGTTAAAACGATTGGTTATAGAATGCACTTTTTAAATTTATATCCGGTCTTATACGAAGTAAAGAAGGTAGATAAACAATGATTAAACAAATATTAAGACTATTATTCTTACTAGCGATGTATGAGCTAGGTAAGTATGTAACTGAGCAAGTATATATTATGATGACGGCTAATGATGATGTAGAGGTGCCGAGTGACTTTGAAAAGTTGAGCGATCAGTCTGATTTGATGAGGGCGGAGGTGTCAGAGTAAATGATGTGGTTAATCATAGCAATTATATTACTAGTCATCTTATTGTTTGGTGTGATGTTGCAAGCTGAACAGTTAAAAGGTGATGTGAAAGTTAAAGAGCGAGAGATAGAGATATTAAGAAGTAGATTGAGACACTTTGAAGATTAACGGGGGTTAAACAAATGAGTTTGAGAAAATCAACGCAAAGATATTTAGAAAGTGAATTAAGCAATTACAATTACTTCGATAAAGATATAGCGCGTGTAAGAGATGAAGTTTTAAACCCGTGGAGTCAACAAGATACTAATATCGGTGGAGATAGGGTGCAAAGCAATGTAAGTGTAACTGAAATAAAAGCTATTAGAGTTGTTAATGATAGAAGATTATCGCAATTGGCCAGAATGAAATCGGCTATAGAGGTTGTATATAATCATAGCACTACAGAAACTCAAAAACTTATGGAACTTTATTATTTTAAAAAGCCTAGAACATTAAATTTAACTGGTGTAGCTCAAGAAATAAATGTAAGTAAATCTACCGCTTATGATATGAGGAAAGATATTTTAGTTAGGTTAGCTGATGAATTAGGTATAATACATTAAGTTTGGAAAAAGTCTGGAAAAATAACGTCACTTTCGGTGTTAATATGATAGCGTAAGATATTGACTATCTTACTGCGTTTCCCTTATCGCAATTAGGAATAAAGGATCTATGTGGGTTGGCTGATTATAGCCAATCCCTTTTTTAATTTTAAAAAGCGTATAGCGCGAGAGTTGGTGGTAAATGAAATGAACGAAAAACAAAAGAGATTCGCAGATGAATATATAATGAATGGATGTAATGGTAAAAAAGCAGCAATTTCAGCAGGTTATAGTAAGAAAACAGCAGAGTCTTTAGCAAGTCGATTGTTAAGAAATGTTAATGTTTCGGAATATATTAAAGAACGATTAGAACAGATACAAGAAGAGCGTTTAATGAGCATTACAGAAGCTTTAGCGTTATCTGCTTCTATTGCTAGAGGAGAACCTCAAGAGGCTTACAGTAAGAAATATGACCATTTAAACGATGAAGTGGAAAAAGAGGTTACTTACACAATCACACCAACTTTTGAAGAGCGTCAGAGATCTATTGACCACATACTAAAAGTTCATGGTGCGTATATCGACAAAAAAGAAATTACTCAGAAGAATATTGAGATTAATATTGGTGAGTACGATGACGAAAGTTAAATTAAACTTTAACAAACCATCTAATGTTTTCAACAGAAACATATTCGAAATACTAACCAATTACGATAACTTCACTGAAGTACATTACGGTGGAGGTTCGAGCGGTAAGTCTCACGGCGTTATACAAAAAGTTGTTCTCAAAGCTTTGAAAGACTGGAAATATCCTAGACGTATACTGTGGCTTAGAAAAGTACAATCAACAATTAAAGATAGTTTGTTCGAAGATGTCAAAGATTGTTTGATAAACTTCGGTATTTGGGACATGTGCCTTTGGAATAAGACTGATAACAAAGTTGAATTGCCAAACGGCGCAGTTTTTTTGTTTAAAGGATTAGATAACCCAGAGAAAATAAAGTCGATAAAAGGCATATCAGACATAGTCATGGAAGAAGCGTCTGAATTCACACTAAATGATTACACGCAATTAACGTTGCGTTTGAGGGAGCGTAAACACGTGAATAAGCAAATATTTTTGATGTTTAACCCAGTATCTAAACTGAATTGGGTTTATAAGTATTTCTTTGAACATGGTGAACCAATGGAAAATGTCATGATTAGACAATCTAGTTATCGAGATAATAAGTTTCTTGATGAAATGACACGACAAAACTTAGAGTTGTTAGCAAATCGTAATCCAGCATATTACAAAATTTATGCGTTAGGTGAATTTGCTACACTAGACAAATTGGTTTTCCCTAAGTATGAAAAACGTTTAATAAATAAAGATGAGTTAAGACATTTACCTTCTTATTTTGGATTGGACTTTGGATACGTTAATGATCCTAGTGCTTTTATACATTCTAAAATAGATGTAAAGAAAAAGAAGTTATACATCATTGAAGAGTATGTTAAACAAGGTATGCTGAATGATGAAATAGCTAATGTCATAAAGCAACTTGGTTATGCTAAAGAAGAAATTACAGCAGATAGTGCAGAACAAAAAAGTATAGCTGAATTAAGGAATCTAGGACTTAAAAGGATTTTACCAACCAAAAAAGGGAAGGGCTCGGTTGTACAAGGGTTACAATTCTTAATGCAATTTGAAATCATTGTTGATGAACGTTGTTTCAAGACTATTGAAGAGTTTGACAACTACACATGGCAAAAGGACAAAGATACAGGTGAATATACCAATGAGCCAGTAGATACATACAATCATTGTATCGATTCGTTGCGTTATTCAGTGGAACGATTCTACAGACCGGTTAGAAAACGCACAAATCTCAGTTCGAAAGTTGACACAATAAAATCTCTAGGATTATAGGAGGGAACAAATGTTAAAAGTAAACGAATTTGAAACAGATACAGATCTACGGGGAAACATAAATTACTTATTTAATGATGAAGCCAATGTTGTTTACACATATGACGGGACGGAATCCGATTTATTACAAAACGTTAATGAAGTAAGTAAATACATTGAACATCACATGGATTACCAACGACCTAGATTGAAAGTGTTAAGTGATTATTACGAAGGTAAAACTAAGAACTTAGTTGAGTTAACACGACGCAAAGAAGAGTACATGGCAGATAACCGTGTAGCGCATGATTACGCATCTTATATTAGCGATTTTATCAACGGCTATTTCTTGGGTAATCCAATTCAATATCAAGATGATGACAAAGATGTATTAGAAGCTATTGAGGCGTTCAATGATTTAAATGATGTTGAGTCACACAATAGATCTTTAGGATTAGATTTGTCAATTTATGGCAAAGCTTATGAGTTGATGATTAGAAATCAAGATGATGAAACTCGTTTATACAAGAGTGATGCGATGAGCACTTTTGTCATATACGACAATACAATTGAACGTAATAGTATCGCAGGCGTTAGATATTTAAGAACTAAACCAATAGACAAGACTGACGAAGATGAAGTGTTTACAGTTGATTTATTTACTTCTAACGGTGTTTATAGATATCTTACCAGTAGAACAAATGGATTGAAGCTCACACCACGTGAAAACGGTTTTGAATCACACTCTTTCGAACGTATGCCTATTACAGAATTTAGCAACAACGAAAGAAGAAAAGGGGATTATGAGAAAGTAATCACTTTAATTGATTTGTATGATAATGCTGAATCAGATACTGCTAACTATATGAGTGATTTAAATGACGCTATGTTACTTATTAAAGGTAATTTAAATTTAGATCCTGTAGAAGTTAGAAAACAAAAGGAAGCTAACGTGTTATTTTTAGAGCCAACCGTTTATGAGAATAGGGATACAGGTATCGAAACAGAAGGTTCAGTTGACGGCGGTTATATTTATAAACAATACGATGTACAAGGTACCGAAGCTTATAAAGACCGTTTGAACAGTGATATACACATGTTTACCAACACGCCTAACATGAAAGATGATAACTTTAGTGGCACTCAATCGGGCGAGGCAATGAAATACAAATTATTCGGATTAGAACAACGTACTAAAACTAAAGAAGGATTGTTCACTAAAGGGTTAAGACGTCGTGCTAAGTTGTTAGAGACAATACTTAAAAATACACGGTCGATTGACGCTAACAAAGATTTCAATACTGTTAGATACGTATACAACAGAAACTTACCTAAATCATTAATCGAAGAATTAAAAGCTTATATTGATTCTGGCGGGAAGATTAGTCAAACAACTTTAATGTCTCTATTCTCGTTCTTCCAAGACCCTGAATTGGAAGTCAAGAAAATAGAAGAAGATGAGAAAGAATCTATTAAAAAAGCTCAAAAAGGTATTTATAAAGACCCTAGAGACATCAATGATGACGAACAAGATGATGATACAAAAGATACTGTTGATAAAAAGGAATGATTGTAATTGCCTAACAAAAACACTCAAGAATATTGGGAAGAACGCGGACGCAAAGCAATCGAGAATGAGTTGAAGCGTGATAAAACTAAAGCTGAAGAAATAGAACGTATATTGAATATGATGATTAAGCGCATTGAAAAAGAAATCAATGCGTTTATTGTTAAGTACGGAGATTTTGCAGGCGTTACATTACAAGAAGCACAAAAGATTATTGATGAGTTCGATGTAAAAGCGTTTCAAGAAGAAGCAAAAAGATTGGTCGAAAACAAGGACTTTAGCGATAGAGCAAATGAAGAATTAAAGAAGTATAACACTAAGATGTATGTATCTAGAGAACAGATGTTAAAGATTCAAATAGAATTCTTAATTGCTTATGCAACAGCTCAAACAGAATTATCGATGAGGGAATATTTCGAATCAACAGCTTATCGTGTGTTCAGTGATCAAGCGGGTATTTTAGGTGAAGGTGTACAAGTAGCTAAAGAAGTTATAGATACAATCGTTGATACACAATTTCATGGTGTCGTTTGGTCAGAGCGATTATGGACTAATACTGAAGCGATGAAACAAGAAGTAGAAGAAATAATTGCTAATGTGGTTATTAGAGGTCGACATCCAAATGAATATGTTAAAGATATGCGCAAGCACCTAAACAAATTCGAAGGCACAGCAAGACAAAAGACTGCAGCAATTAAATCATTGCTTTATACGGAATCGGCACGTGTTCACGCACAATCAAGTATTGACAGCATGAAAGAAATTTCACCGGAAGGATATTATATGTATATTGCAAAAATTGATAGTAGAACAACTAAAGTATGCAAGGGGCTTAATGGAGAAATATTCAAAGTTAAAGACGCTAAAATTGGTGTTAATTTCTACCCTATGCATATCAATTGTCGTTCAGATTGTGCATTACTACCTAAATCTATGTGGCCGAAAAAACCAAACAAAAAACGACAAACAAAATACTTTGGAGGAAAAGTGAAAAGCGATGATTGATTTAAAAGTAAAAGTTTTTAAAGGCAAGTTAGCATTGTATGATAGTAAATTAAGTGTTTGGAGGATATTGGTATGAGCAATACTGACAAATACCTTAGAGACATAGCAAGAGAGTTAAAAGGTATACGTAAAGAGTTACAAAAGCGAAACGAAACAGTTATTATTGATGCAAACTTAGACAGCGTAAGGTCGGCAGTATTAGCCAATAAAGAAAAACCGAAATATAACGAACCACTCTTTTAATAGCTAGCACTTAATTGTGTTGGCTATTTTTTATGTCCAAACCATGCTTATGACAATAAAAGGTGCAAGTGTAATAGCCCGAACCATGTATGGCTTAAAACTAATCAAGAGTAAATAAATGAGGTGTAAAAACTATGGATATCCAAGAGAAGTTAAAACTCAAATTACAGTTTTTTGCTGAAGAATCAGATGGAGATAATGGAAAATCAAAAGATAACAACGATGATGAAGGCAAAGACAAACAAGACAAAAAGACTAATTCAGAAGAAGAAATCGAAAAAAGACTACAAGAAGAATATAACAAGCGTCTTAAAGAAGAATTAAGTCGTCGTATGAAGCAGAAAGAAAAAGAGAAACAAGAAGCTGTTGATGAAGCTAAACGATTAGCAAAAATGAACAAAGATCAAATCGCTGAATATGAACGCGAACAAATGGAAAAAGAGCTGGAGCAATTACGCTCAGAAAAACAATTAAATGAAATGCGTTCAGAAGCAAGGAAAATGTTAAGCGAAGCGGAAGTTGATTCATCAGATGAGGTTGTTAATTTAGTTGTAACAGATACTGCTGAACAAACTAAATTGAATGTTGAAGCTTTTTCTAATGCAGTAAAAAAAGCGGTTAATGAAGCGGTTAAGATTAACGCTAGACAATCGCCATTGACTGGTGGAGATTCATTTAATCACTCGACTAAAAATAAACCGCAAAACTTAGCTGAAATAGCTAGACAAAAAAGAATTATTAAAAATTAACGGAGGCATTTAAATGGAACAAACACAAAAATTAAAATTAAATTTGCAACATTTTGCAAGTAACAATGTTAAACCACAAGTATTTAACCCTGACAATGTAATGATGCATGAAAAGAAAGATGGCACGTTGTTAAACGACTTTACAACACCTATCTTACAAGAGGTTATGGAAAACTCTAAAATCATGCAATTAGGTAAGTACGAACCAATGGAAGGTACTGAGAAGAAGTTTACTTTTTGGGCTGATAAACCAGGTGCTTACTGGGTAGGTGAAGGTCAAAAAATCGAAACGTCTAAGGCTACTTGGGTTAATGCTACAATGAGAGCGTTTAAATTAGGGGTTATCTTACCTGTAACAAAAGAATTCTTGAATTACACTTATTCACAATTCTTTGAAGAGATGAAACCTATGATTGCTGAAGCTTTCTATAAAAAGTTTGATGAAGCGGGTATTTTGAATCAAGGTAACAATCCATTCGGTAAATCAATTGCGCAATCAATTGAAAAAACTAATAAGGTTATTAAAGGTGACTTCACACAAGATAACATTATTGATTTAGAGGCATTACTTGAAGATGACGAATTAGAAGCAAATGCGTTTATCTCAAAAACACAAAACAGAAGCTTGTTACGTAAAATTGTAGATCCTGAAACTAAGGAACGTATTTATGACCGTAACAGTGATACGTTAGATGGTCTACCTGTGGTTAACCTTAAATCAAGCAATTTAAAACGCGGTGAATTAATTACTGGTGACTTTGATAAGTTGATTTACGGTATCCCTCAATTAATTGAATACAAAATCGATGAAACTGCACAATTATCTACAGTTAAAAACGAAGATGGCACACCTGTAAACTTATTCGAACAAGATATGGTGGCATTACGTGCAACTATGCATGTAGCATTGCATATCGCTGATGATAAAGCATTTGCTAAGTTAGTTCCTGCCGACAAAAAAACAGATCCATCTCCAAGAGAAGTTTAATAAATAATTAGGAGTGGTAACATGACCGAAATCATAGGAATTGTTAAAGTAGATTTTACAGATTTAGAAGATAACAGACATGTCTATATGAAAGGGCATGTCTACCCTCGCAAAGGTTATGATCCTACAGATGAACGTATCAAAGCTTTAGCTAGTGTTGAAAATAAACG